TAGATTAGCGTTTGATTTACTAGAGCAAAAGATTGGCGGCGACAAGTTGGATCAATTCTGCGACGCATACGGCATTTAGACGGAGGCTTAAACTAATGAAATTCAAACTAAAAGAAATCGCCGAAAACTACGGCATTCATATAAACACGGTAAGGAACTGGAAGTTGAACAGACCGGCGGTTTATGAGGCTTTAGTGCTTGGCATGAAGCGCAAAAGGTTTTGCGTGGATTGTGGGGTGCTGACAGTGGAGGATCATAAAAATGTCGGGTAAATGTTGGGGTTGTGGCGGTTTCACACCATACAAAGACGTTAATTTTTGCAATGCCTGTATGGGGCAGCGGGTCGAACTGTCCAAAGAGGACAAAAACACATTGGCGGCGGTTAGGCTCTCAAATGCTAGGGCTTTGATTGATATGACTTTAAATGGTGACGCAGTGGATTTTGAAACAGTCAACGAAATAGTTGATTTGGCAAACCAGGCACTTAACTTTGTGGAGGTTCCGAAAGATGACTAAGCACGATTGGTTAGGAATAGCGGCTTTTGTCGTCATCATCGTTTTGGGCGGCGCTGTTATTGATGATGACATCGAGCAACAGTGCGAAGTCGGCTTGGCGAGGTGTGAGTAATGAATGACGAAAAATTGTTAGCAGTGTGTCAGCGTATGCAAAGAACAGAAGGAAAGCAGGATCTATTGAGCCTTCATTCAAATGGCGAGCTAATAGAAATAATCGAAGGCTTAATTGATACGATAGACGCATTAGAAGAAAAGCACAACAAGCTTATCGCAGAGCTTGGGGCTCTGAAAGAGCACAGGTTTAACGCTGGGACTATATTAAAAGAAAACATGCAGTATTTCGTTAGTTCTGACGACCTAAAAGCTTTAATAGATAAATACAAAGGCGGTGAATAATGACTTGCAACTGCGAAGCACAAAAGAAGCTTAAATCCATGGATGAGGAATATCACAAAGGTTTTAAGCACGGTATGCAGCTAGCTGCGTTAATTATTATTATTGTAGTGAATCTAATCTATTGGAATTTATAAGGGTTGCACATTCGTGGCCGCGAATCGACTAACCGCCGTTAGCGGCTTAACTTAAACAACAAGGAAATGAAAATGAATATAGAAGATTTAACAATTAAACAAGCTAAAGAGTTAGTGGAGATATTTGGCAACAATAATGCAAAGCAGAGTCCTTTTGAAATCGGGAAGCAGTATTTGATCCGAACTGTCACGCACATAGACACGGGTCGTTGTGTTGAAATAATCGGCGACTTTGTTCGGCTAGATGATGCGGCATGGATAGCGGATACGGGCCGTTATCACGACTGCTTGAAAAATGGGACGTTTAACGAAGTTGAACCGTATCCATCATTGGTAACAATTAACACCGCTGCAATTATAGATTTTGCAGAGTTCCCTCACTCTTTACCGATGGAGCAAAAATAATGAATCCAGCGATTTTGAGAGAAGGGCACGACAAGTCTGGGTCTTGGTCTTGGTCTGGGTCTTGGTCTGGGTCTCGGTCTGGGTCTTGGTCTGGGTCTCGGTCTGGGTCTGGGTCTCGGTCTGGGTCTGGGTCTAGGTCTGGGTCTAGGTCTGGGTCTCGGTCTGGGTCTGGGTCTAGGTCTGGGTCTTGGTCTGGGTCTCGGTCTCGATCTTTATAAAAGACTAGCCGCCGTAAGCGGCTTAACTAAAATCTGTGAATGTAACAAAAAAGGTGGATATATGAAGCAGTGCAAATGGCTGGCAGTGGATAGGAAAACAGGTAAGCGCGGCGCGGTGTTGTGGGATGCGGCAGAATTAAAGGAGTTTGCCAAGCTGTACCCAAAAAATAATTTTAAATTTCGGTGTGTATGGCTTTGAAATTAAACCAAAAAATGTGAAACCCATCACATTTTTAAACTATACTAAAAGTGATGGCGTGCCAAGGACGGCGAATTTAACGAAGATGGAAGTTAGCTAGGTGAGGAAGATATACAGGTCTTTTGTATGTTGGGGGCCGTTTATTGGTCTTTTGTTTGCTGCTGCTGAACTAATTTATCGGTTGCTTGCTTTTCAGCAATTAATACTTCACGCTCCCTGAGCTTGATAATTCTAGTAAAGTACCAGATAGTGCCGCCGCAGGTGATTATTGGTATAATTGTCAGTATAAGTTCATTGTTTTCTACTAGGGTTTGCCCTAGCCACGACATGACGTTCACGACCAAGGCGAAAGCTGTTGCAAAAAATCCCTTTGATGTTGCCAGTTGGTGTGATTCCATTTCTATGCCAAGGTTAGATAAAACTAAGGATAGTATCAACGAAAGTCCAAACGGTAGCAAGGGTGTCAGGATCTACATTCAGCCCAAATATAGCTAAAACGGCAGAAGCAGCAACCCAAAATACACGGCGCTTAAGCAATGCCTTGGCTTTATCTTTAAATTTATCTGGTAGTTTCATGTTGTTGGCCTGTGGGTATATTTAGATTAATTATAGACCGATATTAAACTTCAGTCGAAAAAAAAGCCGCTATGGATGGGAATAACGGCTTTGTCAAAACGTTGAATACAACAACAAAGATGAGATGATATTTATATATATAGCATGATGGCCTATAATTGTACATGCCCATAAAATAAATTGGAGATAGGCTAAAATGCCAAAAAAGATAGAAAACAAAGAACAGTTAAAAACTGATGTACTCGAATGGATAGCGAGCGGTGAAACCCTAGCGGAATTTTGTAGGGTGAAAGGGATTGATAGGGGTACGGTTTACAAATGGCGCAATGAGGACGAAAAATTTAATCAACGTTTCGCGCGCGCGAGGGATAACGGATACGATCAAATTGCGGATGGTTGTTTTAGGATAGCTGATGAAATGCCGCCAACTGACGAGAACGGCAGGACCGATTCAGGATATGTAGCATGGCAGAAAAACCGTATTTACACAAGACTTCAATTATTAGCCAAGTGGGATCCTAAACGATACGGCGAGCGCAAAATACTGGCAGGTGATCAAGAAGCCCCGTTGAAGGTCGAAGCTATAGAGCGCGTTATCGTAGATCCTAAAATACATGAAGATTAGCATTAATACCCCGCGCTGGGGTGTTGATTTTCTACAGCCTGCTAGGTATAAGGGCGCTTTTGGTGGGCGTGGTTCTGGGAAGTCGCACTTCTTTGGTGAAATGCTAGTTGAACAGCATGTGCTAAACCCTAACCATCACAGCGTTTGTATTCGCGAGGTTCAAAAATCCCTCAATCAATCCGTAAAGCGATTAATCGAAACAAAGATACAAGACTTAAATGTTGGGTATTACTTCGACGTGCAAGACGCTGTAATTAAATGTCACGGCGGTAAAGGTCTGATTATATTCCAAGGTATGCAGAACCATACCGCCGATTCTATAAAATCGCTGGAAGGTTACGACACGGCATGGATTGAAGAAGCACAAACCGTTAGCCAACATTCACTAGATTTATTAAGACCAACTATCCGAAAAGAGGGGTCAGAGATTTGGGCGACATGGAACCCAAGGTTTGAAGATGATCCTATCGAAACTCTACTCAGAAGTAGCGACTTACCAAAAGGATCAGTAGTTCGAGAGGTTAACTACAGGGACAACCCCTGGTTCCCTGATGTGCTGCGTGAGGAAATGGAGTACGACCGCGCCAGGGACTTAGATAAATACGAACATGTTTGGTGCGGTGGCTATGTCAAAAGTTCAAAAAGTCGCGTTTTTAATAACTGGAAAGTACAAGAGTTTGAAGCGCCAAAAGATGCCCATTTAAGATTTGGGGCCGACTGGGGCTTTGCTGTGGATCCTACTGTATTGGTTAGGTGTTATATTGTCGGCAGAACTTTATTCATTGATTACGAGGCACACCAGGTAGGGTGTGAGATTGTTAACACGCCTGACTTATTTATGACCGTCCCAGAGTCAGAAAAGTGGCCGATTGTAGCTGATGGCGCAAGACCTGAAACAATCAGCCACATGAGGCGCAACGGTTTTAGTAAGATAATGCCAGCGGTTAAAGGGGCGGGTTCTGTTGAGGATGGTATTGAATGGTTAAAGTCGTTTGATATTGTCGTACACCCAAGATGCGAGCATACTATTAAAGAGCTCACAAGATACTCTTATAAGGTAGATTCGACTACGGGCGCTATATTGCCTATACTTGAGGATAAGAATAACCATGTTATTGACGCGGTTAGATACGCTTGTGAGAGCGCCAGACGAGCGCAAAACACCCAACCAGTTACAGTAGAACCCATGCCAATAGTGTCTAGGTGGTAAGATGGCAAGAACAAAAGAAGAACGTTTGAACGCTATACATCAAGAAGCGTTGAGAGAATTTGACGCCATCCAAACAGCCCAAAAAGACGAGCGGGAACAATGCCTACAGGATAGGCGGTTTTATTCTATTTCCGGCGCTCAGTGGGAGGGCGCTATTGGTGAACAGTTTGAAAATAAGCCAAAGTTTGAAGTTAACAAAGTTCACTTGGCTGTAATTCGCATTATCAACGAATATCGAAACAATAAAATAACTGTAGATTTTAAGGCTAAAGGCGACAAAGGCGACAAATTAGCCAGTGTACTAGATGGTCTTTATAGAGCCAACCAGCAAGACTCGTGCGCCGACGAAGCCTACGACAACGCTTTTGAGGAAGCGGTCGGCGGTGGTATCGGGGCCTGGCGCTTGCGTGCTGACTATGAAGATGAAGAGGACGACGAAAACGACTTCCAAGAGATCCGATTCGAGCCAATCTATGATGCTGATTCATGCGTTTTTTTCGATTTAAACGCTAAAAGACAAGACAAGTCAGACGCTAAAAGCTGTTATGTGATCAGCTCAATGACCCCTGAACAATACACGGAAGAATGGGGCGACGATCCGTCATCATGGGAAAAAGGCATTGATGATACGCAGTATGATTGGTCGGCCCCAGATTTGGTTTATATAGCTGAGTATTACAAAGTTGAATACCAGAAAGAGTCTGTATTCACTTATGAATTATTAGACGGTTCTGAAAAAAGATACAAGCAATCTGACTTCGACCAAGACGAAGAACTTGAAAGGATGCTTGAGGCGACAGGCGCAACCCTAATCAACGAAAAAAAGGTTAAGCGTAAGCGCGTACACAAGTACATTTTATCTGGCGGTAAAGTCCTGGAAGATTGCGGAGTAAT